TGGAAAGTAATTGGGTCTGTAAAATCAAGTTGTGTTAACTGACCTTCTTTGATTGGGCCGTCTTCATCGGGGTTGTACATAAACTGCATTGGCTCTTTTAGAGCAAGAGTGCGAAGGGCAAGCTCGTTAATCTTCTCAATACCTATACCGTACTGAGCAACCTTTTGTGAGTAACGGTTCATCAATGGCTGGTACTGAATAGAGAGTGCAACACCAGAGGTATTAGAAATAGGTTGAACTTGACCCAGTGCGGTTTCTGGGATGTTCATTAGTTCGTGCATTGAGCGCTTTAGAAGTTCTAGGTACTTCAAGGCTCCGTCAATACCTTGTGCACCGCCTTCTAGGTTGAAGACCTGAGCATCTTTTGGAAGACCGCCCCAAACCTTCTTTGCGCCCTTTTCTAAGTTAGAAGCTTTAGCACCAACAATAACTGTCACAGGAGAAGCGTGATAGTTAATGATGTCTGCTACGTCAGTTGATATCTCGTTGTAAGCGCGGTTTATTGTGATGATGTCGTGTGCGTCTGGGAGACCCCAAGGTGAACCAGAAACGGGAACGTTAGGTATATGTACAACAGGAACTAACCCAAGTGGATTAGGACGAGAGTCAATTAACTCGTCGTTGATGTACTCTTCAATTGTGTCATCTGTAAGAATCTCAGTGTAAGTAAATACTTGACGTGTTCCTTCAAGGGATGTTCCCCAGAAACGATACTTCTGCTTAAAACGCAGTAGACGAGTACGGTCGTGCGGGTGGAATTCAGGGAAAGCAAAAGAAGAGTTAAGAGGAAGAAGACGAACTTTACCTGGGTGGTTTCCTCCTGCAGAGTCTACCCAAGGTTCTTCATAAGCAATCTTTACAAAACAGTCTCCAGTAATTCCGCCTTGTTGCCCCATCTCAAGTAGAACACGCATCTTGTCGTTGTCTACTTCCCAGATTCGTTCTAGGCGGTCTGGAATGATTGCTTCCGTTGCTTTTGGTGAACGAAAGTGAATACCCTTACCAAATACAAAACGTGATAAAAAGTCATTAAACGCACGGTAGTAATTAACCGCAATTTGCATTTCGCCAGACTCACGGCGATAGCCCCAGTGGTGACCAAGGTACATTGCCCAGTTAAGTGAGTAGCGGTTTAAACGTGGACCGTGTACTTCAAATTCTTCGTCAGCTAACTCTACTAATCCGAGGGGAGAAATAGAGATGGTTAAATCGCTGGATGCGGCTCTATACGATGGTGGAGAAAAATCAAGATATGACATTACTTATCTTTCTTCTTATCTTTCTTAGAGTCGTTTTTCTTAGAAGCAACTGTAGCACTCTTCTTCTTAACATCGCTAGCGTGCTTTTTCTTGCGCATTTCTAATTTGCGAGTTTGTTCATTTGTTTCAATAAATTTGCCGCCTGATTGGATGTAGCGCTCATGAACCCAATGACTTGCTCCAGGATTAGGGTAGTTAGAATACTTAGCCTTTGCCTGAGCAACAATCATCAAATAAAGTTTTTCATTTGCTGGCTTACTTGCCATTACATCTCCTCCTGATAACCCGATAGCCCCCACACTACTGTGGGGGCATACCGACGTCTGTCTAAATTAGTCGTTTACGACTGTTGCAGATTGACGCTGTGAGCGTCCGCCTGATACTACTTTGGTCTCAATTACTTGAGCTGCATAGTCATTGTTTGTTCCGTGTGCAAACTCGCCAAGGAATGTTGGTGCTTCTACCCATGAGGCAGAACCAACGTGTGCTCGCTCTGCAAGAGTTTCTGCAGCTGGCTTTAAGAATACGTTTGCATTGTGGTTAGGACGACCTGGCGCAGGAGTGTAACCCTGCATCATGCCCTTCTGAAAATCATTTGGTACATCTGTGTCTGTCGCAATACCTTCTTCAAAGCGAAGTGGTCCACGACGTGTTGCATTACCTGATTCTTTTAGCTCGTACACATTTGGTGCACGCTCTGGGAACTGCGGTGCTGGGGATAATCCCATAGTAAGACTCCTTAAGGTTGTATATGGAAGGCCATTCCAGGTAATAGTTTCTCGCTTTTTAAAGGGCCTGTGTGGTTAACCGAAGAAAGGATTTGAAGAAGAAACAACTTCTGGCATTACTAAGTCCTGAGTTAAAGAACAGGCAATAGACAAAGAGTCAACAAAGTCATCGTGAGCATAGCTTTCATCAGGGGCAGCAACCATAAAGTTAGGTCCTTTGAACTGAACTTCAGCATCAGTCATCTGCTGATAAAAGCGTTTCCAGGTACGTAATCTTCTTGTCTTGGCATGAGCAGGCCAGGAAATCATTTCTCGTTGAAGTAGTGCTTGTAGATGTTTCCATCGTTTAGATTGCTCACTTGGGCTTGATGTTACAGGCATAACTTCAGCTCTTGGCAAAAGGAGCTTTAAACGTTGCGCTACTGCATCTCCTACACCGTTTGCATCTACACCGACTGCAAGTACGTCGTAGTTCTCTAAAAAGTTAACGATTTGAAAATACTGTTCTTCCCAGTCATCGCCCTGTAGTTCTAACCAGTTAAGGATACGGTGGTCAAAATAACCAAACTCATCCGGTCTATCCCAATCAACCCAAACAACTGTTACAACAGTTGAGTCAGTTTTACGTGCAGGGTCAATACCTACAACACAAGGTGTCTTATGCCAAGACTTAACTAACTCCTGTGAAGTATCGCCAAGCTCATCCATCTTAGATGAGGTAATGAACATTCCTCGTTCAAGTAGCCACTTACAGTTGTATGACATTTGAAACTCATCAGAGTCTTCACCGATACGTAACATCTCTTTTTTAATTGAGCGTTCGTAGTTCTTGTTGTACTTAATAACTTCTTTCCAGTCCCACTGGTAATGGTTTTGCCTGTTACCGCGAGTAGTCTGTCGTCTGCGGTTTAACTGAATAGCTTTATAAAAGTTTTTCTTATTTGTTGTTGGAGTACCTGTCTTTACCATGGTTCCTGCGTAGTAGGCAAGCATTGGAGAGATTGACTTAGATACAACAAAGTCATCTGCTTCTTGACACTCATCAATAACGATAAGGTGGAAAGACTTAGATTCAATCTTTGCACGTGGGTTAGCTGTCATCATCGTGATGCTTGAACCAGAGTTAGTAAGTTTAATCATTCTTGTTACTCCACCAACACGTGCTGCTTTATCATCAATTTCAACATCGTTTAAAATCTCTAACGCACGCTCAGAGGTAAGACGCGTTACTGCACGACCAAAGAGTGTTTCTGCCTGTCCTTCTGTTGGAGCAAATAAACCAACCCACACACCGTCTTTGAACTTACCAAGTAGTTCTGGGTATAGTTTTGCTAACCGAGGTAACAAAATCATTAGAGTAACTACAGTGTCAGCAACCGTCTCTGATTTACCTGACTGACGTGCAGCGAGAGCGGTTATCTCTTCAGCATCGTTGATAATCACTGACTCCATAATGCGACGTGCTAAAGGCTTTTGGTACGGGTGCAGGTCATGTCCTACTAGAACTTTTAAAAAGTCCATCATCTTGTCAATTAGCTTGTCTACAAACTGTTGAGAGAGCTCATCAAGCTCTTCTTCTTTTTCAAGCTCTATCTGCTCAGGGTCTTCTTCCTGCATATAAAACTCAGGATTAATTTCCTCAAACTTTTGGTCATCAAAATCAATAGGCATTTTTCCTCATTAATTGACTAGACCCACATTGCTGTGGGCCATCGCCAGACCAGGAGAGAGGTGAAGCAGGCAAATAGTAGCACACGCTATGCACGTTTCTTCAGTTCCTTAGCGATTGCATTGAAAACTTCAGTTCCCATTACAACTTCATCAAGAAGATTTTTGTTGTGACTCTTCTGCCATTCTGTAATAAGTTTGCCAATCGTGTACATGGACTGCTCCATCCACAGAATCAAGTCTGGCGTTGATATCTTTGAGACTCGCTTCTCTATCCGAGTCTGGGGCTGTCCATCCCGCTTCTTCCGTAAAATCATCATATGTTACTTCCCGTGTGTTGAGTGCCGATTTAAGTGCGTCTTCTTCAGTTTTAAAGCCAGTCCACTTGCCGAAGGCTAGTGCTTTGTACTTAGGTAATCTTACTAAAAAGGGTTCAGAAGTTCTAAACGGTTCTTCTATCTCTTGAGTCCATCCACGAACAACAAACTTTTTTCCCCAGATAACAGGTAAATCAATTAGTTGTACGAAGTGTTTTGGTCCGATGTTGTGTACCTTTGGCATTTATCTTCCTCTTGGGTTTTTTCCACCTGTAGATGGGTTTTTACCGCGTTTGCTTTGAGCAATTGTTTTGTACATAGTTTTAGTCTGTCCTGGAACTTTTCCTTTTACAGCAACTTGAGCACCACGACTATAGCGGTAGAACGCTTGCTGTGCTTTCTTAGACAGGCTTGAAACATCTGCTGGACCACGAGGCTTGAAGTCAAGCATACGAGCAATAATAGCTCCCTTAGAGCGGTTGGCTTTAAACGCAGCCCACTCACCGCCTGTAACTTCGTAATAGTTGTAGAAGGTTCCATCACGGAAAATAACTGTAAGTTTTTCTTCATCCTCATCGTAACCAGCAGCAACTGTTCTTGGTCGTTCTGGATTAGTAGTAGAGGTTGGAACTACTGTGATGTCAGCTGGAGATGTATCTTCCATCTCATCTGGTTGAAATCCAGGTATTCTCCAGTTAGCAGGGTTGTCTAACTGGTCTGCATTCATGTTCTGATTGAAGTCAATAATTTCGTAGACACTACGTCCAGGAGCAAGTCCATCGGCTGTTTGGTATTTCTCACCAGCCCAGTTACCGTAGTTAGTGGGATTGTAGTAATCCATTGACTGGTCATCATCAAACATGATGTCAGAAATTCTGTTAAAAGAACCTTTAGAAGATGCGGTTACTCCGCCTTGAAAATCATCACCGAAAATATCTCGGCCTATTGCATTCATCATTTCCTGAGCAGACGGAGCAGCCCTCCGAGAAGAGCTGCTTCCGCCTGTAGGACGTACCATAGATTAACTCCTAATTAGGAGGCTGTTGCCCAAGGTGTAATTGTTACTGCTGCACCTGGTGCTGTTGTTGCTGCACCACCTGCAATTGACTGTGTCTTGATTGTTCCAGCAAGACCAACAAGGCCAGCAACTGTGAGTCCTGATGTTGATAGTGCTCCTGAAGTTGTGGTTGTGTAAGAAACAGTGTTTGTAGCAACTGCTGTAACTGTGTAGGTACCGTTTAGTGCGGTATCTGGAGATGCAAGAGATGAAACTACAATCTTTGTTCCAACTGGGTACTTAGCGCCAGCACCTGATGAGGTGATTGTTGCTGTTGTACCTGTGCGTGCGACTGCTGTGATTGTTGAAGCAGCGTTAGTTGCTGCTGATGCAGTTGTAACTGTAAGGCCGTTGTCTGCCAATACGTCTGCTGCATCTGCTGTTGTGAAACCAAGAACGCTAGTGACCTTTACGTAGTCAGTTGAACCTGCTACGTCAGAACCTGCTGTGTTTGGTGTGTACTGTGGGTATCCATTCCAACCTGATTCTAGGTTGATGTGGTCTCCAAGTGCTAGGTTTAAACGAGTTGTGCGAGAATCGTTTGGTTGTGGAGCAAAGTTGCCCCATACAAAATCAATTGCGATTTCTCCTGCGGAGTCTAATTGAGCTCCTGCGTTATTTACTGCCATGATATCTACTTTCTCTAGAGAGGTGTGTACTTTCCCCATGCGCTTAGGGGAACCTTAAAGATAGTATCCAAGACTATTGACTTAATGTCAGCGTTTATTCCTCACAGATGTGGTCATCAAGGTCTTCTTGAACTAAGATGGCGTCACAATGACGACACTTAAAGAATCTGATGTTGTCTAATCCAACGTGTAAAGAGTCTGAATGACTAGGGTCAATTGTCATTTCTGGTTCAGCTAACACTTCTGGAGGAAAAGGTCCTCTAGGTTCGTGCACTATTGAAGGTATTGCGTGACCCTGTACCGCAAATTTGCGAATGACAGGCATTATTCTTCAGGTGTAGTTGGTTCTTCTTCAACAACTGGGGCTTCTTCAACTGGCGCTTTTGAAGACTTCTTAGAAGACTTTGTTGCTAAAGCCTCAAATGCATCAGACTGTTCTTGAACCATTTCGTCAGAACGCTTTAGTAAACCAGCGTTTTTACGGGCATTGAGAAACTTTGGCAAGTGAATAGAGCAGTAAGGAATTGTATGAGAAGATGTAATCTCATAAATCCAAACTGAATCGTTAGTGCAGTTAGCGCATGCTGTCATTGTTCTACTCCTTAGTTAACAATCCCACTTACGAAGTGAGAGGGCCTTTCTTGTTGGTCTTCCTTTTTCGTCCTTCATAGGACCAGGCATACCGCCCATCCTAGCGCAGAAAGATTTACGACGTGCTGCAGACTTGGGAGATTTCTTTGCTTGGTCTGCTGATACTGGTGGCTTTAGGTTATGCCCTTGTGCTTTTGCAGAAGCTCTACCTTTAGCATTTAATCCGCCTTCAGGGTTCTTACCCTCTTTGCGAGTCCATGCAGGAGTTGACTTCTTAGCGTGAGCCTTTTTCTTTGTAGCCATTACTTCTTCTTAATACCAACGATGCGACCAGTTGTTTTATCACGAGTCACTGTTGGTTGTCCTTTAGTAGGAGCTACCTTCTTTGCAGTTGCCTTCTT